GCGTGCTCCGGTCTGACCTTGTCGTCGCCGGCGGTGCGGTACTGCAGGTTGTAACGGTCTCCATCCTCGGTGAATTGTTCCCATTTTGCCGCCATTTGCGCGGATGCGTGGACGAAGTTGTACTCCGCGTGGAGATAGTTCTGATTGTAGGTCTTGTCTATGTGCCGAACGTCGTTATAAAACTGATTGAATGACTTTCGGTTGCCGTTCTCATCGACGAGGGAAGGGAAAGCCTCGTTGAGCTCGTGAAAGGTCTTGATGCCGGAAAAGATATAGTCAGAACGCGTGAGACGCCGGCGCATGGCCTCGGTCATGGGCACTTTCTGGAAAGCCTGGTCGAGGATGCCGGCGTGGGTGTTGATGAAGTGCTGAGCCTGGCTGGAAGCGAGGATGTTGATGTCGAGCGTGGCTCCCTTCTCGCGGAAGAGAGCCGACATCATGCCACGGAAGGCCGTGGTGAGCTTCTCGCGTACTTTTCCCTCGTCCTTTTTGTCGAGCGTTACGTGGCGGTGATAGTCTTGTAGCAGGAGCTTATATCGCCGGTGCAGCCCCACGTAGTCGGTGGGGCTCAGTCGAAAAAAGGTGCCGTGTCATTTGGGCGTTTCGGGTCTCTATCGTCGTTGGGCTTATCGGTCTTACCCTTCTTGTCTTTGCTCTTTTTGTCGTCGGTGGGCGGCTCGTTGCCGTCAACTTTGTCTGGATCCATGGCGGGCATGGCAATGTTGCGTCGCTCGCCTACGGGCATGGAGTATTTCTCGGCGAAATACTGTGGGTCGACCTCGTAGCGGTCGGCAATCATGGTCTCGTAGGCCACCTGTTGCTCGGGGGTGTAGTCGATGGAGTCGTCCCAGTCGAAGCGCAGTCCCTTGATGGGGAAACCGTGGGTAATCATGCGTGGAATGAGCTGGTTGTTTACGATGTCGCGTAGCATGTCGGCATCCTCCTCGACAAGATTTTGGAACACCTGCAGGTGGGTTTGGGACTGGGAGAGCGATGATCCGTCCTCGATGGTCATGGTCTGCCCGATGACGAGCTTAGAGAGCTCGGAGTTGGCACGGTCGACCCGCTCGTTATAGACATTGAACGCATCGCCCCGTGAGGACTCGACGAACTCCAGCTCCGTGTCGAGAGGCAGGACTGCTGAGCCGGCGAAGCCGAGAGCGGCGAGCTGCTCGTTGATGCGATTGCGCTCTTTCTCGTCGCGGGAAGCCGTCTTGGCCACGCGGAGGGGCATGCCGAAGATCTCGCCGAAGGCATCCCAAAAGGCGAGCATGTTTTTCTTGGGAATCGTGTGCTGAGCGGCCTTGAGATAGAGCCCGAGATCGTCGGGCTGTCCTGCCTCGACGAGCCACTGGGAGAACGGCTTCTGGCGGTAGTCGATGCCAGTGGTCCAGTCCTGTCCGAGGTCGGTGACGACACGGTGGTACTCGGGGATGACGTGCTTGCGAGGCAGCAGGTGCACGTCGTCGTAGCAGGGGCAGCCGTCGCCGTCGGTGACGATGTCGCCGAGCTCGATGAGCGAGTGCCCCCAATAGCGGCTGTCGAGCACGAGGCGGCAGAGCTGCTTGAACCAGGCCTGGTCGAAGTAATGCAGAGCATCCTGGTCTTTGTTGCCCTTTGCATCGACAAGCTTGAAGGACTTGGCCATGACGAAGCCCTCTCGTTGGGCGATACAGCCAGAGAGATGGGCGTCGACCTCCTCGTCGCGGTAGATGTCGTAGAGACGCTGCCGGTTGGGCGAGTCGACATTGATGGCCATCTGCCATGCCGCCCGCCAGTCGGCGATGTCCTTGCGTGTGAGCGCGTCGGTGGTGCGCTGCAGCTGTATGATGACCGAACGGACCTGCTTTGGGTCCTTGGCCTTGTCGAGGTTGAAGTTGCCGTAGGGGGTGTGCAGCACGCCCGGGTGGGCTATAAGCCTATTGAATAAACCTTTTATGTCCATTGCCAATTAACATTGTCGATTGCTGGCTGCACTCTGGGTGCAGCCAAAAATAAATTTTATTAGCTCTCGAGAGGTCACCAATTATGCCTTAACGGTTTTTGCGAAGTGAGTAACAGTCCTGTGGTTACCGTATCGCCATTGTCGTTAGTAGCAAGCGGAAGGTTGGGAATGATTTTGCCTGCCTGCACGCCCTCGAGCCACTTGACGGCGCGCTCGTAGCGCTCCTTGCGCACCTCTGAGCCAAGCTTCTGCGGCAATGCCGACACCATGTGGTAGAGCGCGATGTCGCAGGTGAACATGACGATGAGGCGGTTGCGGCTGTCGCCCTCAGCTGTGAATATAGCCTCGGTGTCATAGGTTGGGCGCAGATAGCTTGATATCTCCTCCCTTGCCTCAAGTTCGGCATTTGTGCGGTTCTCTGGTGTGGCTTGTGACACCACTTTGAGGGCAGCATCGCCAATCACCACACGATAGTCGTCTTCAGTAATAAACATGGCAGCCTCCGTCTTATCTAGTTACAAACAAAGCCAGTTTCTCAATATCGGCAACAGTTACACCCTTGCGAAATCGATGGCTGCGCACGAGCTCACAGATGGTTTTCTTTGGCACCACCTTGATAGAGCCATTCATGCTAATCACGTAGTATTTCAGTCCAAAGAGCTTGGAGAGCTTCTTTGCCTTGCGCACGGCACGCTTGAACCGCCATGCCCAAATAATGTCTTTGATGAGTCTTTTCATTAACTTTGTCGATTGTTACCATATGTTTCTGGCGGTCGGTCTCTTGCCGAACACCGGTTCAAATTTCTCTTGTCGTGTATTGCGCTGCAGGAGCCAGATGGCTCCCTCGTCGGCATCGGGGGCATCGTCGTGGACCCGCGAGCCCCTTTCGAGTGCCAGGGTCTGCTCTATGCCCACCTGCATGTCGGGCGAGTCCTTGAGCGCAGCATTGTAGAAGACGAAGCCCCGTTCCCAAAGCGGTGATACCGCCTCTATGCGCTGTATCTTCTCCGGCTTCTTTCGTTTGTCGGGCATGATGGGCAGCTGGTAGCCGCGGATCTTGCCCTCTGCCTCGAACTCATCGAGGATGATGTCCTGCATGAAGTTGGCCTCCATGAAGAACTGCACAGCTGCTGTGTCGCGCGTACGCTCGTATAGGTCATAGAGCCACCGCACCATTCCCGATACCGTGTCCTGACGGACGTAGCAGTCGATGAGATGAAGTTCGGGTCCGATCTTCCCCCACAGTCGTGAGGCCTTGTAGTCGTTGGCCTTGGTGGACTTGAATGAGGGGTCGGTGTAGCAGATAAGCTCATCGTACTTGGAGAGCTTAGGCATCTTCTTGAAATGAATCCACTCATTCCGGAAGATGGTGCCGTCGACGATGGGGTTGTGCATCATCTCCTTGTTCCATGCCCGGTAGCCGACGAACTCGGCATAGGCCTGTGCTTCCTGCTTGGTCCACTTCTCGCGCCATACCGGCTCCCCGTTCTTATCGACGGCCTGAATCTTAGAGAGGAAGACCCCATGCGTGTGAGCGATGTTGAAGAGGACGGACGTCTTTGAGATGAGGTTTCCGACCATGATGAACCGTCCCCGCCCGACATCGAGTGAGCCGAAGAGCGCCTCTTTGACCCAGTCGGTGAGGTCGTGAACTCGCTTCTCGTTACGGCAGAGCTCGTCGTCGTCGAGGTCGTCGATGACGATGTAGTCGGGTCTTGCCTCCCGGTCGCGCAGTCCACGCGGCGACTGCCCTCGTCCGCAAGCGAGGAACTTGACGCCGCCTTTGGTCTTGAACTCCCCCTCCTGCCAGTCGCCGTCGGACTGCTGAAGTCCGAAGTCGGCTATGATGCGCTGGTTGAACTGCAGCTCAGCCTGTATGTCGCCGAGTAGTCGGTCGGCCGCATCCTCGGACTTACCGACGATGACCATGAAATTGATGAGCCGCTTGGGCTGGAACATGAGCCAAAGCGGCATGAAGATGTCGAAGTGTGTGGACTTGGCGTGTCCTCGTGGCCACATGAAGACCGCCTTTAGGTTTGGCGTGGCCTTCACCTTGCGTGCCGCCTCGTTGTGGAAGGGCGCGTTGTGGATAGTTCGTATGACCTCTCCTGTGGTTTTGTCGCGCAGCTGCAGGAAGTGTGGGAAGTAATACTCACAGAAAGCAGCATAGTTGGCGAGGAGTCTGTTTTTACGCTGCTCCCTCTCGGCATCGGTCTCCTTCTTGAGGAGCGCAGTGTCGGTAATGGACTGCACCTGCTTGCAACGCTCGCGCCAAAGATCGTAAGCTTGTTTTTTCTCTGCTACTGTTGCCATGATGAAGAATTAATATGAAGGCTGCTGCAGAGCAGCAGCGTACGGAACCGAGCGGATGAGAAAACTATTTGATGCCCATCTGCTCGGTGATATACATATCCTGGTACTTGTTGATGACCTTCATGAGTTCCGGTGTTACTGCGGGGTCGGTCTGCGATCGGTATTCGAGCCACTTTGAGAAAGCCATAAAGACCTCGATGGTGTCGACGACATTGGCTTTCTTGTCGAGTTTCTCGATGACGGCCGAGAGCTTGGCGAGCTTGTCGCCGAGTCCTGCGATGAGTGCGGGGTCGCCGCTCCCATTGACCTGCGTGATGAGCGTGTCGATGGTGAGCAGGAGCTTGTTGACCAGTTCAGGCCTTGTGACCGACTTTGCCGCCCGGGCCTCCTTCCATCCGCCAGATGCGCACCACTTGGATATGGTGACGCGAGAGACATCTACCTTCTCGGCGATCTCGTTCTGCTCCATGCCACCGAGGTAAAGCGACCTGGCAAGCGACTTTTTCTTCTCTGATTGCTCTCGCGAGGGGCGGCTGCGTGAAGGAGAGGGGGAGCTTGCAGCGTTCTTTACTGTCTTGCTTGTTGTTTCTGCCTTTGTCATAGCTGGTTGTGTGTGATACGATAATGCAAAGGAAGTTTTTTCAGGTGCAAGCGCAAAAAAAGCGAGCAAGGGTTTCACAGAAGTGTGCAAAGGTTTCATACTTTTTTTGCAGTCAATGAATTGACCAGTAATATTGCGGTCGAAAAGGAACTCACAACATCGCACAAATGGGAAAGAGAGTAAGGATAAGCAACGAGCGGCTCAACAGCTACGGCACGCGTGTGCTGACGGCTGGCATAGACACCGAGCAGTACAGGCGGAACCCCGTGCTGCTGTACATGCACGAGCGCGGAAACGTGATAGGCTATGTGAAAGACCTGAAGACGGAGAACGGCGAAGTGACGGGCGAGCTGATGTTCGACTGCGCCTCTGAGCTGAGCGAGCGCTGCAAGAGGCAGTTCGAGTTCGGTTCATTGCGCATGGTGAGCGCCGGGCTCGACATCGTGGAGATGAGCGATAAGAAGGAACTGCTCGTGGAGGGCCAAACGGCCCCCACCATCACCAAGAGCCGGCTTGTGGAAGTGAGCGTGGCCGACATTGGCGCCAACGACGACGCCCTGGTGCTGCACCGCCACGGCAAGACGATAACACTGGGCAGAGAGGGCGGATGCCCGCTGCCATTACTTGACAATAACAACAAACAAAAGGATGAAAAGATGGAAAACAAGACCATTGCCCTTGCACTGGGGCTAAAGGAGACTGCCACAGACGCCGAAATCAGCGCGAAGCTCACAGAACTTCAGGCAGCGAAAGCCGAGAATGAGACCCTCAAGAAAGAGAAGGATGCGCTCGCTCTGGCCCAGATCACCACACTTGTAGAGAGGGCCGTGAACGAAAGACGCCTGACAGAGGAAAACAAGGACCGTTTCATTACCCTTGGCAAGAAGATAGGTGCCGAGGAGCTCGACAAGGTGCTTAAAGCCATGTCGCCCCAGGTGAAACTGAGTGCCGTGATCGGGCACCAAGGAGGAGCTTCCAAGAGCGGCTGTGGCAGCTACGGGAAGCTGAGCGAGGTGCCTGAGGCACAGCTATTATCGCTCAAGAAGGAGGACCTCGATGAATATAAGCGCCTTTACAAGGCCGAGTACGGCATCGACATGCCCGAATAAAGAAGTTAAACCCAGAAAACGACAAAACAATGACAAAAGCAATTTTCAAATCCGCCATGGCGGTAGTATTCAACAGTGTTCTTGGCATGACCCTGGCCATGCTGCTGGGCATCCAGCCAGCTGCGGGCGCGGTGGCCATGAACGGGGTGGCCCTACTTGTGGGCCAGGGCATGCCCCGGTGCGCGCTGCGTGCCGGCGTGCTCACCGAGATATGGACGGGCGAACTGGTGAAGGCGCTGCGCAGCGGCCTCGAGGGGTCGTGGCTCGATGGCGTGCCCGACCAGAGCAGCATCGTAAACAACGATGTCATCCATCTCGTTGACGTGGGAGTGGATCCCGACGTGCTGGTGAACAACACCACCTATCCCATTCCCTTGCAAGAGCTGCCCGACGGGGACATTGCCATAAGCCTGGACAAGTTCCAGACCAAGGTGACACCGATTACCGACGACGAGCTGTATGCGCTGAGCTATGACAAGATGGCCCGCGTAAAGGAGAGCCATGCCAACGCGCTGAACGACTCGAAGATGACCAAGGCTGCTCACGCCCTGTGTGCCAAGGAGAATACCAAGACCACACCAGTGCTCAAGACCACTGGCGAGCGCGACGAGGAGACCGGGCGCCTGCGCCTTGCACCGAGCGACGTGGTTGCCATGAAGCGTGCGCTCGACAAGCTGAAGGTGCCCTCGGACAACCGCCGCCTTGTGCTGTGCCCCGACCATGTGAACGACCTGCTGCTTGCGAGCCAGAACTTCAGGGAGCAGTACAACATCGACCGCAACACGGGCAAGGTGGGCATGCTCTATGGCTTCACCATCTACGAGTATGCCAACACGCCCGTCTACAGCACGGCCGGCAAGAAGAAGAACGTGGGCCTTGCTGCCGAGAGCGGCGAGTTCCAGTGCTCCTTTGCCTTCTACACCCCGCGTGTGTTCAAAGCCACAGGCTCGACCAAGATGTACTATTCAGATGCCGCCACCGACCCGCAGAACCAGCGCTCGCTGGTCAACTTCCGCCACTATTTCCTGTGCATGCCCAAGAAAGAGGATGCCGGAGTGGTGATGACGAGTGGCTATAAGGCCTGACAGGGGCGATGAAATAATAAAGTAACACGGGAAGCGAGAACCAGGCGATGGACACGATTATGCAGATACTCCAGTGGGCTATACCCTCGGGCGGCATAGGCGCCGCCATCGCTTGGGTTGCCAACCGGAAGGCGAACAACGCCAAGCAGGCCAAGAGCGTGCACGACACATACAAGGCCATGTACGAAGACATCTCGGCGCTGCTTGTAGAAACCCAACGAAAATATGACGACTCAACGAAGCTCACCGAGAAGCTTGTGAGTGAAAACAACCTTACACGCCGGGCGCTCAACCGCCTTTCGCGTGCCATCGAGGCTATCCAGCTATGTCCTCATGCAGGCACTTGCCCTGTGAGCGGCGAGTTGTCGATGAGCCAGGAGGATGACGAGGGCGGCGACACCGCGGCTGCGGGCCACGAGGCCCGCACCCGGCGGGGCCGCATCCAGCGGGGAGAGAAGACATCCACGAGGGCTGCACCCGGAAAAGAACTAGGTTGCACGCCACATGACGACGGCCTGGGAGCCGGCGACAAGCGCGCAGGGCACGCGACTGGGCAGGAACAATAGCGACACATTCATCAGCCGGGCTGGCGCTCGGCGCAAGTAACAACAATTTTAACAAGAAACAAATGGATTACAAAGTATTAGATGGAACCGACCTCATCCTCTCAGCGATGGGTCACGCACTTGGCTTCTCGACGGGGTGCAAGGTGAGCACATCGGCCGAGACCGGAGAACGCAAGACCAAGGAGGCGAGTTCGGGCAAATGGAAAGAACAATACGTAAAGTCGTTCTCAGAGCAGATCACGGCCGACGGCGTTGTGCTCACCAACGGCACTGACGAGGTGCCCACCTACGACCAGCTCAAGGCCGCCATGCTCAAGGGCGAGCCCATCGACGCAGCCTATAACCTGCGCGACGGCGACAAGCGCACGGGCAAGAGTGCCGGCGGCTACACCGGCAAGTACATCATCACCAGCCTTGAGCTCGACGGCCAGGCGGGCGACGACGCCAAGTACAGCATCACGCTGCAGAACAGCGGCCCCGTGACGGCCCAGGGAAGCGGCCTGACGGACACCGGCGCATCAGGCGTGGGTTCTTAACATCTAAACATGAGCTATGGAAACGAAGAAACTTATGAAGCTTACGATAGGCGGCAAGGCATATCCCTGCCGTGTAACGATGGGGGCAATGACGCGCTTCAAGCATGAGAGCGGCAAGGACGTGAGCAAGATGGACCAGGGCGACATTGGCGAGCTGGTGCTGTTCATCTACTGCTGCGTGAAGAGCGCGTGCAATGCCGACGGTGTGGCCTTTGACATGGACTTTGAGACCTTTGCCGACCATCTGGAGCCAGACAGCGTGAATGCCTTCTATGCATCGACAGGCGAGAGCGGCGAAAAAAAAACATCAGCGCCAGCTCTTGCCAAGCAAGCATAGAAGAGCTTGCAGGCATAGGGATGGGGTGCATCGGGATGAGCCGTGACGACTTTGAACGCTGCACCCCGTCTGAATTTTACGCCGTGTGGCATCAGTGGCACGAGCAAATGGAGCGCCTGGAGCGCGGCTCATGGGAGCGGACGCGGACACTGGCCCTTGTTTATGTGCAGCCCTATAGCAAACGCGCCCTGAGCGCCCACGAGCTGTTACCCCTGCCCTGGGATGAGGAAGGCAAGGACGAGCGCACGGCGAAACCCGACAGTGCAGAGACGGCCCGGCGCTATGCCGAGGCCAAGCGGCGCAACGGACTGAAATAAGCAACGCAAAAGAATATGTCGAATACAGTAGAATTCCATATCAAGATAAAGGGTGAGGGCAGCAATGTGCTTCACGACCTGACGGTAGAGGCTACCGGGCTTGACGACATCATCGCCCAAGTGGGCGAAAATGCCAGCCAGACGGGCGAGCGCCTGAAAGCGATGGCGGCCAAGAGCATGGTGTTTGACGGCATCATCAGTTCGCTGACCACGCTGAAAGGTATCGTTGGCGACATCGTGGCACCGTTTGACAGCTTCGAGAAGTCGATGCGTGCCGTGAACACCATGGCCGGCAAGGGCGAGGCCGACTTTGAGGGTCTGACCGACAAAGTGAAGGAGCTGAGCGCCAACATTCCACTGGCCCGTGAGGAACTGGCCAACGGCCTGTACCAGACCATCTCTAACGGTGTGCCGGAAGAAAACTGGATGAGCTTCTTGGAGCAGTCGAGCAAGTCGGCCGTCGGCGGTTTGGCCGACCTCGGCCAGACGGTGACGGTGACCTCGACGCTGATCAAGAACTACGGCCTGAGCTGGGACCAGGCCGGTGCCATCCAAGACAAGATACAGATGACGGCGAAGAACGGCGTGACGAGCTTCGAGCAGCTTGGGCAGGCGTTGCCCATGGTGAGCGGCAGCGCGTCGCAGCTTGGCGTATCGATGGACGAGCTGATGGCCGTGTTTGCCACGACTACGGGCGTGACAGGTAACACCTCGGAGGTGGCCACCCAGCTTTCGGCCGTGCTGAACTCTCTCATCAAGCCAAGCTCGGAGGCCACGAAAGCCGCCAACGAGATGGGTATCGGCTTCAACGCCGCCAGCGTGCAGGCCGCCTGCGGCCTGCAGAACTTCCTGCTTGGCCTTGACAAGAGCATTGAGGAATATTCTGCCAAGACGGGTCAGTTGAAACAGACCATCTACGGCCAGCTGTTCGGCAGCGCTGAAGCCCTTCGTCTGCTGGGCTCACTGACGGGCGAGCAGAAAGACAAATTCGCGGAGAACATCGGCGCCATGGCCGACAGTGCCGGAACGATAGACGAAGCCTTCAACAATATGTCGAGTACGGGCGAGGCCGTAGGCCAGATGCTGAAGAACCAGGTTCAGTCGATACTGGACTGGGCGGGCTCGATGGCCAGCACCTCCGCCCCATATATCGAGCTGCTGGCCAACACGGGCCTTGCCATCACCAGCCTGACGCAGCTTCGCACGGGTCTGATGACCGTGGTGACCGGATTGAAGGCCGTGAGGATTGCCACACTGGCGCAGGCCGCAGCCTCCAAGATAGTGGCAATCGCCTCCAAGGCATGGAAAATAGCACAGATAGCTCTCAACTTTGCGTTAAGTGCCAATCCCATCGGCATCGTCATCATGGCGATAGCCGGGCTGGTAGCCATCCTGGTAGAGGCTTACAACAATTGCGAGACGTTCCGCAACATCTGCGACAAAGTGTGGTCTGTTGTGAAGGACGTAGCGGGCGCGGTGTGGGACTACCTTGTTAAGGCATTTGAGAAAGCATCTGAGGTAATCAAGAAAGCCTGGGAATGGGTGAAGAAGTTATTCGGCATCAAGGACGATGGCACGGCCCGGCAGACCGCCGACATAGAGCGGAACACCAACGCCACCAACGCCAACACCAAGGCCAAGGCCAAGAACGCCCAGGCTGCGCTGAAGAAGAACCAGAAGCAAAACGCTCCAGACACGGGAGGGTCGACGGGAAGCGGCAACAAGAGCAGCAAGAGTGGAAAGAGCGGCACCACGACCACCCACACAGCCACGGACAAATACGGCGGCACCAAGCTCATCGCCAACGCGTCGAGCTACAAGGAGCTGGGCAACAACATACAGTACTACCAGAACAAACTGGAGACCACGAAGGGAACGGAGACAGCCACCATCCGCCTGTATGCCGAGAAAATCAAGCAGCTGCAGGAGCAGCAGGACGCGATAACCCGCATTCAGGATGCTGTGGGCAACCCGAAGGAGCTGAACACCTTGGGCGACATAGACAAGGCCATCTCCTACCAGCAAGAGCTCAGAGGCAGGGCCAGCGCCACGCAACTGGCTGGCATAGACCGTGAGATAAGCCGTTTGAACGACCTTAAAACAGCATTTGAACGCAATGCGCACGTGGACGTTGGCATAGACAAGATAACGACCTACCGGCAGCTGGAGAGCGAGCTACAATACTACAGCGACATGCTGAAGACGGCCACTGCGAGCGAGCGCACCGAGATACAGAAACAGATAAACGCCCTGAACGCCCTGCGCGACAAGTGGGACGAGACCCTGCAGGAGCTGAAGAAGCCCGATGACATCTCCCGCCTGGACACCATCGACAGCCTTGACAAGGCCATCAGCTACTATGAAGGCAAGCAGAAGAAGGCGAGTGCGGCAGAGATTTCGGACATCGCCCGCACCATCGGTGCCCTTGAGAAGAAACGCGACAGCCTGAAGCAGCTTGCCCGTCTGCCGGAGATGGAGCAGGAGACTGGCCGTTTGGGCGGACTGGGCAAGGCCGAGCTAAAAGTGGAGCTGAAGGCGATTGGCATGGACGGCCTGCGCAAACGCATCAAGGAGCTGCAGGACATGCTCTCCGACACGAAGAACCCGATGAGCGCGAGCCAGCGGAAGGAGATGAAGAAGCTCGTGGCCAGCTATGAGGACTACGAGAAGATATTGCGCAAGAGCGACGTGACGGTGGAGAAGTCGTGGAGCAGCATGAAGGGCATCGGCGGCGGCATCAGCTCCCTGACCGAGACCTTGCAGGAGAACCGCGGCGCATGGGCCACCATCACGGGCGTTGTGGACTCGGCGATACAGATATACCAGGGCGTAAGGTCGGTGATAAGCATTGTGGAAGCTCTGACCGCCGTGACCACGGCAAGCAACGCTGCGACAGCCGCCAGCGGTGTGGCGACGACGACGGCCGCAGCCGCCAAGACAGCATCAGCCCCGGAGGAGGTAGCCGCGGCTACGGCTTCGACGGTAGCTGCCAAGGCCGAGGCAATGGCTTACAGAGAGCTTGCCGCGTCGGAGTTCATGGCCGCCCATGCCTATATTCCGTTTGCCGGCGCCGGCATCGCCGCCGGTTTCATCGGCATGATGCAGGGCATCGTGGGTTCGGTGGCCGTGACCCCGTTTGCCAACGGCGGACTATTGTACGGCCCGACCCTCGCACTGATGGGCGAGTATGCCGGTGCGAAGTCGAACCCGGAGGTGGTGGCCCCATTGGACAAGCTGAAGTCGCTGATAGGCGACAGTGGGTCGGTGGCCGGTATGCGGATGGAGACGCGGGTGAGAGGCCGCGATCTCGTGATGGCCATCGCCAACGAGACACGCATCAACAGAAAAAGAACGAACATTAAACTCTAAGGAATGTATATACACGGACAATTCTACAATGAGCTGAACGACCGCATCGAGGTGCTGATCCTGACGCACGGCGACCGCGGCGAGGAGCTGGAGATAGGCGACGGTAAGAGCGGCCTATACTTCAGCGACGACCCTGTGGAGACGATGAGCGAGGTGAACGACACGTTTGACCACCTGCTGAGACAGCAGGCCACGGTGCGGCTGCTCACTCGGAACTTCGTGCAGGACTTCTTCTGCTCGTCGTGCAAAGACGCAGTGGTGAACATCTACCGCGAGGGCGTTTGCCTCTTTGCAGGATATGTGGAGCCTCAGACCTACTCGCAAGACTACAATGAGGAACTGGACGAGATAGAGCTGAGCTGCATAGACGCTCTGACGGCCCTGCAATACGCCAAATATCGCGATGTGGGCTCGCTTGGCGTGCTTTACAGCGTGGTAAAGGGTCAGGCCTCACAGCGCACCTTCCTGAACGTGATGAAGGAGATGCTTGGCGGCGTGGCCGCGGGTCTGGACATCAAGGGCGGTAGCAAGGTCCACTACTGGTATGACGGCAGCAAGGCTGTGGACAGCCAGGCGGCCAACCGCCATGCCATCTTCGGCCAGCTGTCGATCAACGAGCTGCTGTTTTTGGGCGACGGGGAGGACGACGTGTGGCAACAGGACACCGTGCTGGAAGAGATGCTGAGATACCTGAACCTTCACATCATGCAGGACGGCATGGACTTCTACATTTTCTCTTGGGAGACGCTGAAAGGCGACAAGGACATCTACTGGCGCGACCTGCTGACAGGTGAAAGGCTGACGACCGCCCGCATCACGAGGGACATCACGACTCAGAACGTGGTGGGTACGGACACGAGCATCAGCGTGGGGGAGGTTTACAGCCAGCTGCTGCTGACGTGCGACGTGAAGAGCGTGGAGAGCGTGATCAAGAGTCCGCTTGACAACGACCTTGTGAGGAGCCCGTTTTCGAACAAACAGAAATACCTGACGGAATACAGCAGCGACGGCGAGGGGGAGAAGGCCATCGATGCCTTTGACGCGATGACACACGGGCGGGAAACCGACTTTGAGGACGGCCGTATCACGGACTGGTACATGCAGGTGATGGACAATCCAGAGTGGACTTTCACCGACAAGGGCACGGGAAGCCTGATCGAGCAGTACGCACAGGGCAACAAGAACCAGGAGCGCCTGCCTGGCGTGCTGGCCCAGCAGCCCGGGGCGGCTATCATCGCCTTTGGCAAGGTGGAGCGCAAGACCGACGGCAAAGACAACGCGCCCGTGTCGAGGGTGGAGATGACAAACTGCCTATTTTTGAGTGTGAACGGCAACGGCGAGGATAAGGACGAGAGCAAGGCCTATCCCAACGAGACATCGATAAAGGCCTCAGCCCCCTACGCCGTGTACAACGGCAACACGACGGGCGGCGTGTTTTCGCCCAGCGACGACGACACGACAAACTACATCGTGCTCAGCGGCAGCATCGCCCTGAACCCCGTGATGAAGATGACGGATACCTACAAAGCGATCTACGACTACACTCCCTCGCCTGGAGTAAATGCCAATCCTCTTTATGGCAAAACCATCCGGCAATGGTGGCAACACACGGTGCCCAGCCGCGACAACGGCGACGGCCGCTACTACACCCAGAAATGGTGGAAGGCAGCCACTCCAGGCACAGAGCCAGAGTGGGACCAAGACAGAGATAATGGGCTTGTGCCGTTCACTGAGAAAGGGCCACAGGAGTATGAGTTCCAATACAGCGCCATCGGCGACAGCTCTGACCAAATATCGAAGGTGGGCATGGTGGCTTGCATGCTCATCATAGGCGACCAGTGTGTAGTGGAGACAGGGTCGACGGGCAAGACATCCGACTATGAGTGGCACAAGTACAAGGAGCGCAGCCAGTGCGACAGCGATGACGAGTATTACCAGCAGAGTTTTACGATAGGCTTTGACCCGAAAATTGGCGACAAGCTTATCGGCACAAAGTTTAATCTGCAGAACAACATCGACTACAAGATGGGGATTGATGCAGAGGGAATAGCGATACCTATCAGGAAAAAAGACAAGGTGAGCGGTGCGGTGAAATTCGTCATCCTTGGCCCTGTGAACGTGACATGGGACGTGATCACCCGCCGCCACCCTACTTTTTTCCGACACACAAAGTGGAGCAGTAGCACTGTGGCCCTGTTGCCTCACGTGAGCAGCATCGTCATCGAGTCGTTTGAGATGAAGGTATACAGCGACAACGGCCTTGTAAACAACACGGGCGACAACGACATCGTGTATCTGAGCGACACAAAGGAGACCTTTGTGAACCGCAAGGACGACATCAGCTTCAAGATAAGCTCGGCCCTGACGTCGGCTGAGTGTCATGATTTAGGTGTGACGGACAGCGTGAAGATGAGCACCCCGGTGAACACACAGAGCGGTGAATCGGTGCTGAGCGTGTATGACTACGCCCGCGAGCTGAGTGCCAAGCCTGAGCAATTATATGTGGACAGCTACTACCAAGAGTACCACGCTCCACGCATAATGATGACGCAGAAGCTGCGGGACAAAGCCAACGAGAGTCTTGTGAACCCGCTGCTGCACTACCGCCATCCTGCGATGGACCGGACATTCTTTGTGCAGGGCATCAGCCGAAACATCAACGAGGGCTCGGCTGAAATGAACTTAAAGGAGATAGATCAATGATAGATGTCAAAATTATCAGAAAGCCCAAGAACGAGGGTAGCACCAGTGCAATCACCACAAGCAGTACGGTCTATGGCAACATGGCTGTGAAAGAGGCTGCACACGCCGTTAAGGCTGACCTGAGCAACCTGGCCATTGAAGCTGAGCAGGCAAAAGAGGCCACGCATGCTCTGAAATCAGACAAGGCTACACACGCCGCCTCTGCTGCCGACCTCGACAGCGACAGCCCGGCCTACAGACGGTGGCTGCGCAAGGACACGGCCGACACGGCGCAGGAGGCGATCAACTTTGCCCGTGGCTTGACGGCGGGCGACTTTGCAGCCGGCTCGACGGGGGCGGGGCTGTATCGCGACGCCGACGGGGCATGGAGCGCCGAGGTCGACAACCTCACCGTGCGACGCAAGCTGCAGGTGACCGAGCTCGACATTCAGCGACTGCGCCATATCGGCGGCCAGGTGCTTCTCTCGCCCGCCGAGGCCACCATCACCGAGGCGGAAGTCAAGGAGGATGGCAACGGCAAGCAGTTCATTTTGCGCTGGCCTGCCCGCGACAGCGAGGGCAATGAGATTTCCAACGATTTTGCCGTCGACGACCAAATCATCTGCCAAACGTTCAACGCCACCACCCAGCACTACTGGTGGCGCCGCGTGTGGGACACGGGCACAGTGGGCGGAAAGCACTACATCAGCGTGTCGTATCTTGACACAGCAGGAAAAGAAATGGACTGTGCCCAGGGCAGCGGCGTGCCGCAGCCTGGCGACAAGATAGCCGTGCTGGGCAACCGCACCAAGGCCGACCGACAGAGTGCTATCATTATAGCTGGAGCAGGAACGGGGAGCCCGTTCATTGCCGCCTACAAGGGCATCAGCACCTACACACTGCCAGCCGCAAAGGTCTACATCTCGCCAGCGGGCATTGCCCTCAACGTCGACGGGCAGGTCAAGACCCTCGACGACGTGCTGCAAGCACACCAGGCCGACATCGACGACATCAAGGCGCAGAGCGACGAGCAGGTGGTGCTGTGGTTCGGCGAGCAGGTGCCCACCCTCGACAACGAGCCAGCCAGCAGCTGGAACACCGACGACATCAAGCAGCAGCACGTCAAGGACATCTACTATAACAAAGCAGCCAAGGAAAACGGAGGGCGCGCGTATTCGTTTGAGCAACTCGATGGCAAATTTTTTTGGGTGAACATCACAGACAAAGACGTGCTCTCATCTTTAGAAAAGGCCGAAAGAGCGCAGGACACGGCCGACGGCAAGCGCCGCGTGTTCGTG